TTTCTCCATCATCTTTAGTACCACCACTATATTTTAAACTTTCTAAATATTGTTCTCCTGCAATTCTTTCAGCATCAGTTCTTGATTTATCTTTAGTCCATTGAGTAATATTAAAATCAGGATTTTCTTTTTTTGCTTTTTCTAAAAAGTTATGAGTTTCTACTACAGTTATTTTATCTTTGTTTGCATCAAACTTAATTATTTCATTTAGTTTTTCATTTTGTTTAGAAATAAGTAAATCTTTTAATTCTTGTTGTTTGTTTTTAAGTCTACCTATATCTGCGATAGAACCTGTGCCACCTAATAATCTTTTTGGAATTTCTTGAATTAATTGTAAAGCAAATTCATAATCATCTGTTGTAGTTACATAAAGTTCTATACCATCAAAAATTGTATCAATAGCTACTCTACCACTTCCAGTAACATCTAATAAACTTCCTATTTCTTTTTGTAATACTTCAGCAATTTTATCCCATTTGGTAATACCACTTTGAGCTTCTGCTTCAGATAACATGCTTGTGTCCCAGTTTTTAAATGTCTCAACTGTTCCAACAACTCTGTCTTTAATTTTATTATCAAAGTCTTTATTAAATTCGTTAAGTAAGTTTTGTTTGTGAGTAGCTTCTAATTGCTGTCTATAAACTGATGTTTCTTGAAAGAAGCTCTTTTCCAGTTCTTCTGGTTGAAAGAAACCTAATTCCTTTTCTTTAACAAATAGACCTAATTGCTCTTTATAAAACTTCTCAAAAGCACCTTCTGTAATATCTTTCTTAACCCCACTGCTATTGTATTTTTCTAATACTCTTTCAGTAAACTGATTAGCAAACGAATTAAGTGTTAATTCCTTATATTTCTCTAGGTAATAAGGATTAGCAGTTTTATCAATTTCTCCATTTTTAACTGCATCTCTAAACTTACCCTTCATTTTATTATAATCTTCTAATGCTTTGGCTCTTTCAGACTTCTTCATTTTAACTTCTTTACCAAGTGACGCTTTCATTAAGCCACCATTAACAAAGCTATCTAGTGAAGCTGTAAATTCTTTTATACCTGCAGGTAATGGAGCTTCCTGTGGAACATAAAATAAGTTGAAGTCTTGTGATAAAACTTTCTGTTCTTCAGGTTGCAGATTTAACTCTGGGTTTCGTCTTTCTCTTTTAGCCATTAAATATATCCATCTTTATAAGTTTGGCTTACGCTATTTGTTTGTTGCTTCTTTTCTTTTCTAGTTTGTAGCCCTGCGTTTTGTCTTTGAAATTCTAAAGACATGTAAGTGTTAGCTACATTAAATGCTTGTGTAGCAAATAACATTTTACTATCTGGTGGTGTTAAATAAGTTGATTGGCTTTCTTGACCAAATTGTATTGCTTCTAAATTTCTTTCGTACTGTGAAATATTTATACCCATATTGTTTTGAATAGCTGTTTTGTAGTTACCTTCAGTTCTGTAGTAGTTTGCTAATAAAGCATTTGTAGAACCTGATATAGCTAATCCACCTGCATCTCCTGCTCCTGCAATATATGTAGCTCTAGCTTTTCTAGCTTTTAAAGTTCCTCTTAAATCTGCTTGTGCTGACTTTTTTAATTCTTGTCTAATTTTTAAACCTGCTGACGCATAACGCTGTTGAGCATTTTTCTTTGCTAATTCGTTTTGTCTTTTCTGTTGGGCGTATCTAGCTTTTGCTTGTGCTTTCTGCTGTTTGTATTGCATACCTGCATTTGCAACTGATACCACTGCCATTGTTACTGGGTCACACATAATTATATTCTGATGAACTCATAAAAGGGTTCATTTAAAACTCCATAGTTTTGTTTGTTAATAAATTTGAAACCACACCACTTTAACCATTTGATGTGTAGTGAATTTCTACAATCCACAAAGTTCCATAAAATTTTGTATTTAGTATTTAGAAAATCTATAACTTTTTTATTTTCTCTTAAAAAGGAATATTGAATATCTTTTAATTTGTCTGTTGCTAATAACCATATAGCTCCAACATTATTACCTGCATCATTAATTCCAAATATTGCTACAGGTTCATTTTGTTTGTTTACTATTGTAAAAGAAATGTCTGCATATCTATAACTAAAATATAATGCTTCATAAGGTGCTAAACCACTATTTGCTAAAATTTCTCTTTTGTCTTCGTATCTTAATCTTGGTGCTAAATACTTAATGTCTTCTAGAGTTGATAATCTAAAATGATTACTCTCTTGATGATGCTGTAACATAATAGCCTTGCCAGTTTGCGTTAATAAAATTTGAAGGTAAATGGCTATCGTTTTTTAAAGTTATAGTTAGCTTGTCGTTCTCTGATTGAACTGCGAAAGTGAAATCGCCATCAGATAAATTAACTGTACCCAATGCACCTGAACCTGTTGTTGTTCCTGTAAATGATGCAGTTGAAGTACTTCTACCTACAGGCACTACTTCTGAAGTGAAATAGCCAGTATCGTTATAGGAAACATTCCAGTTTCTTATCTGTAATCTTCCTTCTCTTACTGAAATTCTAGAACCACCACTGTCTGCTATTTGAATAAATTGTTGAGAAAATTGAAATGAAAATTCATATTGTTCTCCAAACCATAGATTAGCACTAGTTAAATTACCTGCTACTACGATAGATGTACCAGATTGTGAAACAGTAGATATTTCTTGTCCTGCTGTATTACTTCCACCAACACGACCTACAACTTTCATTGTATTAGTTTTTGTATAAGGAATAGTAAATGTAGTTCTGTTTGTTCCTGCATTAAATGAAGAAGACACTCCTGTATCGTCATCTTTAAATTTTCTATCTAAATAAGTTAAGTAAGTTGCACCTGCATCTACTACTGCAGGAGATATGTCTAAACTTTCTAGGAAGACATTAGTTCCTCTTTGATTAACTATATATAAAGTGTTTTCTATAAAATCTATATTTAGAATTTTATCTGTACTTGAAGTTCCAAAATCCCATTTGTGCCATGCACTTTGTAGTCTTCTACCATCTTGTAAATAATATTGATAAACATACAAACAATTATGTTTTGTTGTGTCAGAAGATAAAGCTACTAAAATATTTTCATTTGTTGCAGAAGCTAATTTGAAAACACCTGATGGAATATACTTTGGAATATTCGCTGTTGTATCATCTGCTTGTTTAGTTCCTGTATCGTCTTTAACAAAAAATTCTCTAATTCCTGTATAGCTACCTTTGTTAAAAGGAAAGAATACATTACTACCTGCTCCTATAGGTTTACAACCAGTTGAAGTTTCATACTCTGTTGAAGTATTAATTGAAACATTTCCTGCTGTTAATGTAGTTCCACCTGTAAGCATGAATTGTGTTTGGTCTGTAAATAATAATAAATCTTCATCAAAAGAAATTGCACTTCTTAAAATAGAAACTTTTTTTGCTGTTGATGCTACATCTACTGGGTCTGTATCTAAACTGTCTGTAACTGTTTCAGGAAAGAATTGAAAAAACTCTCCACTTCTAGACATGATAACATTTTCATCTGCTAAAAATCCTAATCTATTTCTATGAAAGAAAATATCATTTATCTTCTTACCTATAAAACTTGGGTCTGGTGCAGACTTAACATCTCCACAAACTCTCTGTCCCCACTCTGGTGTAGTATAATCTGTACCTGACAGTGTGTAAGTTGTTCCATCAACTTGTGTAAATCTAAAATTACCATCTGCTGTTCTAATTAAAACATGTGGCATCAAATCTTTATTAAGAGTTGTTTTAGTTGAAGGTGCTATTGTTTCTTCCCAAACATCATCTGAGCTACTATATTTTACATAGTAGTTATCAAATGAGTTTGTTGCGTCTCCTGTGATTTCTACGACCATGTCGTTAATTGCAGGACTGGGCAAATCGGAAAAATTCTGAACTTTAGATGCAACTATTTGTGAAGCATCATCTCCATAACCATCACTGGCACTTACTGCTAAAGTTCCACTTGATTTAATTATTGAGAAACTTGAAGTTCCAACATTTGCAAATGTAATATTTGATATACTTCCACATGCAGACTTCAGACCATTTCTAATAGCTTCTGTATCTGTGTTTGAACTTGTGAATGATTTAACAGCTCCATCAATAGTAACTGTGTACTTTGTTGAATTAACTCCCTGTAATACTGAATAAATAGCTTGTTCTACTTTAGCTGTACTAGTAGTTGAAGCCATAGCAGAGACTTTAGTCTTGTTTAAAATATAGGTAAAATCAGCAACAGTTACAGCTACAAAATCCCCTCTAGGGTCTGATGAAGATAAATAGTTAGATGCGTTTGTCTGCATCACAACTGATTTAGTTGCTCCTGCTATTGTTTTAACTTGGATTGCTCCATTAGTAATAATTACAATATATCTCTCATTCACATCTCTATTGATTGTATGAATAGAAGCATTGTTTAATGCTGATGTTGAAATTGTTGCTAGGTAATTAGTTGGTGGTCTTTTTTTGAGACCCTCAACAACACTAGAAAATCCATTAACCTGAGATGTGGCTTGGGAATTTAATCTTAAAATTTCTGGTTGCTGACTTACTCCCTGAACCAAGTTTGGTATGGTTCTTGATATAAGTGGCATTATCTATTGACTGTGTACGCTTGTAAATAATTATCAAAGATTGTGTTGTCCCCTGTTTGCATTTCTGCTTGTTTCATAACAGCTAGACTTCTTGCTTCATCTTCTGAAGAAAATTTATGTAAAGTGTTTGCACCTAAAGTTCTGTCGTGGAAAACTCTAGCACTTCTAATTGTAATATATCTTCTTGCTTGTTCAGGTATGTCATCAAAACCTAAAAGATATATTAAAGTATTTTCTGTAAAATCTTGGTCAAATATATTTGAATTTTTTGCTAAATTAAAAAGATAGCTTCCTCTTTGTACTACATCATAAGAAGACTTATCGTACTTGTCATTTAATTGTACTCTTACAACATCTGTTCCTATTGGAACTTTGTTATCTGTATCTCTAGTTAAATCTACTTTGTATTGTGTGTTGAAGTGCCAACCTGCTGATTGAACTTCTCTACTTATTTCATTTAGAATATTCTTTGCTGTTGTACCATCTACAGGTAAAGACCCTGTTAAGGTTGATAATGGAGCTTCTCCAATAGTACTTAAAATTGTGTTGACTGCTTCTAGTTCAGTCGTTCTTGTTGTGATTGTCATTAGAATGGAAAGAGGTTATCAAAAAAACTATCAATTTTTTTATTAATCTTCTCTATAAATTTTTTTATATATTTCATATTTAAACTACAGGCGTAGATTTCTCCACGCCTATAATATTGTAATTGACTATGCTGTTTTAATTGAAACTGCACTTTCAGGTCTTAGAATACCATGACCTAATGCCAGTCTAGCTGTCATCAAGTTACCCAATCTTCTAGGGTCGTAAGTATTTTCTAAAACTAGGTCTTTAAGTTTTACTGTTCCAACTGCTGATTTGTGGAATACCACACCTGCAATAGTTGAAGCATTTACATTGTAAGTATTGTTTGTACCTGCAATCGCTGATGAATTATTAGCGAAAGCTGTTACAGCAGTGTTAGATTTAATTATTCTAACTCCACCAATCATTACAACTTGACCTTTTGAGAAGTCTCCATTGTTGCTAGAGAAGTCTCTAGAAACAAGTTTATCTACATTAGATAATTGGTAGTAAACATCTGGTGTTACTATGCAATATCTGTCTGAAGATGGTACATCTTTCTCATCTAGTGCTTGGACTGCTTCAAATACTGAACCAATCATAGATGTTGCGTTTGTTTTTGCATCACTATCTGTAATTTGAGTTCCACCTGAACCACCAGTAATTGTTGCTGATGCTTGTGAAGCTAATACAGTTAGCTGAAGTAGATGTTGGTCTACTTTTTTTGCAAGTGCCTGTCCCATTTCTTTTGAATAAATAGAACGGACATCATAATGATTCTTCAGTTCATCTATTTCGCCAAGAAAGGCGTGGGCTAATAGCATATCATCAATGTTGATAATTTTTTCATTGTGCTTAACTTGCGTTCCAACGATTTCATTACCTACTGTATGATAACCACTTGCGATTGTTCCTGTAACTGGAAATTGAGCTGACTTACCTGAACCAATAGTTCTAGTAGTAGTCATATTCAACATAAGATTTTCTCTCCCAAAAGTACTAAGTACTTCGCCACTGAAGACCTTGAGAAATAAATCGTTTACACCAGTTCCAGAGTTATTAACGAGACCAAGTCTCGATACTGTTGCGTTTGACATGTTAATGTCTCCTCTGTTATTGTTGTTATTGATTTAAACCTAATCTTACTTTCGTCAGGAAGTTATCAGTCGTAACTGGCAACCATTGATTTTAAATTAGTCATCTCTCTTTTAAAAAAGATGAGATTATTTTTGGACTTTTGTTTTATACCCTAACCCTGTTTTCTTATTTCCCCATAGCTTTTGCCATGACCAAACTTGAATTTTACTAGAGTAGTGATTTATAAATAATATTATATGTTTCATTTTCCTTGTCGGTTATATTTTTTGTAACTTCGTTTTTCGTCTTTGTTTAAATTCTTTTTATGTCTTCCAACTTTAGGTCTAGTTTTCTTTTCATAATTAAAGCCAGTTTGTTTTGCCATTACTTTTTCTTAAATGCAGAAACACCTTTAATTCCTAGTACAGAAGAATAGCCACCAATTATTAAACCTTGTAACCATAATGGAAATTTATTTACTTGGTCAAAGAAGGCATCAAGTTTAAAAATAATTTCAGCATCATTTGAAAAAATACCCCACGCACAGACCAATAATGGAATTGAAATAATTATTAAAACGATTTCATCTTTTAAGTCATTTTTTTGATAGTTTTTTACTGTTTGAACCATCTCTATTTCTCCATCAATGACCCTTTGCATTTGTTTTTTCTCTGCAATACTCTGAAGTACTTTGGTTTCTTTTCTATTCTTATAAACTTCAGAACCAGTCTTTAATGCTAACCTAGCTAGTGATAACCACATTAGTAATTGTCCGACCTGTTGCTTGATTTAGAACGAACTCTTAGATTTTTTCTAGAATTGTTTCTTGGGTTCTTATCCTTGTGGTCAATGTCTTTACCTGCAATGGCTTTAACCCCAAGTTTCTTCTTCATTAATCTTCTAGCTAAATTTCTAGAAGACCTGTTTTTTCTCTGTTCTGGTTTAGAATGATAATTAGCGTATTCACGCCCATAATCTCTAGCCATTAAAGAACAGTGCTTCTCCCAATTTTGTCTTCTACTA